AGCCGCTCAGCGCGATCCGTCCGGCTCTCTTCAGAAGTTCGTGCTTCAGCATGCCCAGAATTACGGCATCAAAAACATCGACGTGTTCTTCCCGGATGCCCGCGCCGAGCGCACTGAGCCCGATCTGTACAAGCGCGACACCGAGTGGGTGGCCGGTCTTCTGAACGGCGTCCATAAGGTTCCGTGGACTCGCATCAAGTCCGCGTACGTTGACCTGACTCCGGATGAGGCTCGTGCTAAGGGCTTCACGCTTGATCGTAACAACAACAATCGCAAGTTCGATGAAATGATCACGGCGTACAAGCGTCAGACCACGCCGACCACCATCTACAAGAAGCAGAAGATGGACCGTGATGACGTGCTCGACATCACCGAGTTCTCCGTGGTGAACTTCCTGATGCGTGAAATGCGTATCCAGCTCGATGAGGAAGTTGCTCGTGCAATCCTTATCGGTGACGGTCGTGACGTTTCCGCTGAGGATCATATCAACACCGAATGCATTCGTCCGGTCGTTTCCGACGACGATCTGTACGTGATGCATTCCGTGGGCAAGGCTGATGAAACCCAGACCGCTCTGGTTGACCGTATTCGTCAGTCCAAGGTCGGCTACATGGGTTCTGGCGTCCTGACCGCATTCGTTTCCCCGACCCTGCACGCCAGCTTCGCCGTGCAGCGTGATCAGATGGGTCGTCGTCTGTACGACTCCGATACCGCTCTGGCTTTCGAGCTCGGTGTCCAGAAGATCGTTGAGGTTCCGCTGCTCGAGAACTTCAAGCTGAAGAACAAGAACACCCTTCAGGCCATCATCTTCGATCCTCGCGACATCACCGTCGGCACCGATCGTGGCGGCGATGTGACCTCGTTCAACGACTTCGACATCGATTACAACCAGTACAAGTACCTGATTGAGACTCGTATGTCCGCCGCTCTGACCAAGCCGAAGTCCGCGATCGTGATCGAGGCAACCCCAAAAGCGTGACGCCTCCCGAATCGACTGACAAGAAGGTGACCGCTATCACGGTCGCTCCTTCCACGCAGTCGATCGCCGTTGGAGGCACTACTCAGCTCAGGGCGACGATCACCCCGACCGATGCAACCAATCAAAATGTCAAGTGGTCTTCCAAGCAGGAGGCTATTGCTACCGTGTCGCAATCCGGTGTCGTGACCGGAAAGACCGCCGGCGTTGCCCATATCGTGGCTTCCGCTCAGGATGGCAGCAAGGTGACTGGTGAAGCTCAGATCACGGTTACCGCTCCTACGCTTGGAACCTTGACCGTTGGTGTTACCCATGGAGCCGACGGATATTCGGTGACGGTGAGCCCCAATCCGGACTCAGGCAACCATCAGTATTATCGTGTGACCGAAGCGAACGCCGCTCCGACGATCACGTATGATCAGGTGGTGACGACTTCCGAATGGACTGCGTTCTCCGCTGAACAGAAGATTACCGGCACTGAGGGCCAGGTCATCTCCGTGGTCGAATTGACCGCCGACAGCAAGGCTCGCAAGTACGGTAAGGCAGTGCTTCCCGCACAGTCCGCTTGATATAAGGGTGATCAATGGCCCGATTCGCTGGAGCAGTAGGATTCGCGGAACAGGTGAAGACGGCTCCCGGTGTATATCGAGATGAAATTGTCGAACGACAGTACACAGGCACTGTCGTTCGCAACACCGTTCGTTGGAATACAGGGTCCGAGGTGAATGAACCGATGCGACTGGATCAGTCGATATCGATCATCTTGGACCCGTATTTCAATGATCATCTGAAAGCGTTGCGTTATGTGCGTTGGATGGGCGGATTGTGGAAAATCACGTCCGTTCAGATCCAGCGTCCCCGTGTCATATTGCAACTGGGAAGTGAGTATCATGAGCAGACCCCGTGAGGAACTACAACAGATACTTGAGAACCTCATGAGTGAAGCTTATGAGGCGCTTCCCGATGATGTTCGCAATGTAACACCGAATTTTTCGGGGCATGTGTATTTTCAGGCTCCGTCAAGAATCGAGTATCCTGCAATCGTCTATGAACGGACGAGTGCCGATACGCAGTTCGCTGATGACGCTCCATATATCTATGAGAAGCGTTATCAGGTGACTGTCATCGAAAAAGATCCCGATTCATCCATACCAGATCGAGTCGCGATGCTTCCGAAATGTCTTTTCGATAGGCATTACGTCACTGAAAATCTGCATCACGACTCATTTGTCATTTATTTCTGAAAGGAGTATCCCATGGCAGCTCTTGTTTGGGATAAGACCGGTGAACGTAAGTATGAGACCGGTGTCGATCGTGGCGTTCTGTTCGTCATGAAGGCGGATGGTACCGGTTACGATGCCGGTGTCGCTTGGAACGGTCTGACTGGCGTCACCGAATCGCCTTCCGGTGCCGAAGCGTCCGCTCAGTACGCTGATAACATCAAGTACTTGACTCTGACTTCCGCTGAAGAATTCGGCGCCACCATCGAGGCCTTCACTTATCCGCCGGAGTTCGCTCCGTGCGATGGTCAGGCAACTCCGGTTGAGGGCGTTACCGTTGGTCAGCAGGCTCGTCGCAAGTTCGGTTTCTCGTACCGTACCAAGATCGGTAACGACACCGCTGGCGTCAACTACGGCTACAAGCTGCACCTGATCTATGGCGCCACCGCAGCCCCGTCCGAGCGCGCATATGCGACCGTCAATGATTCTCCCGAGGCCCAGACCCTGAGCTGGGAGATCAGTACCGATCCAGTCGAAGTCGGTGTCGATGGTGTGACTGCAACCGCTCAGGTCACCATCGATTCCACCAAGGTCAATAAGGACAAGCTCAAGGCGCTCGAAGACAAGCTGTACGGACGTGGCACTGGCAACGCCTCTCCGACTTTGCCTTCGATCTCCGAAGTGATCAGCATGTTCAAGACCACCACCTCTGGTGGTAACGGTCACACTGCCTAATTGTCCGATTTCGCTGTCGACGAACCGAACGCGCTCACCCTGTCCTGAGTCGTTCAAAATAGGAAGTAATTCTTCCTGGCCACCTTTATGGTGGTCAGACTCTCTGGAAGATAACAACATTAGCCACAATTGATGCTACACGTTTTCTTGACCACCATCTTTCAGAGGGCCTGACCATTGTAACGGAAAGGAGTTATCATGTCTCTCAATGGTATCGATATCTCGAATTGGCAGGCGGGCATCAATCTTGCTGCTGTTCCCGCTGATTTCGTCATCGCAAAAGCCACTCAGGGGACCGGGTACGTATCCCCCGATTGTGCTCGACAGGTCGAACAGGCACGTGCGACTGGAAAGCGCTTCGGCGTGTATCATTACGTCTCCGGTGGCAACGCCGTCGCCGAAGCTAATCATTTTGTCGACAGCTGTATCAATTGGGTCAGCGCAGGTCTGTTCTGCATTGATTGGGAATCTCAAGAGAATTCCGCTTGGGGCGATGAGGGCTATCTTGAACAAGTCGTCGCTCAGGTGAAGACTCGTACTGGGATTCCTCCGCACATTTACTCGTCGGCAGCTTATTACGCTCAGGTCGCTGCGGTCGCCAATCGTCAGAACTGTGGTCTGTGGATCGCGCAGTATGCGAACATGACTCCGACTGGCTATCAGGACACTCCATGGAATGAAGGTGCTTACGCTTGCGTCATTCGCCAGTATTCTTCCGTCGGTCGTCTTCCAGGCTATGACGGAAATCTGGATTTGAATAAGTTCTACGGCGATGGAGCCACGTTCGACAAGTATGTGACCGGTGGCGGAAACGCTTCGAATGTTCCTCCTTCACAGCCTGCCGATCCGCTTGCAGGGCGTTCCGATGACGATCTCGCCAATGCCGTGATTCGTGGTGAATTCGGTGACGGTGATGCTCGCAAGCAGAAGCTCGGCGGTCGTTATGCTGCCGTTCAGGCGTTGGTGAATCAGAAGCTTGCTGCTCCCGTATCCTCTGGTCAGACATATACCGTTCAGGCTGGAGACACGCTGTCCAGCATTGCCGCCAAGCTCGGTGTCGCTCAGTCTCAGATCAGCGGCTTCCATTCCGGTAATCCGAATCTGATCTATCCGGGTGAGGTGCTGAATATTTCCGGAGGGTCGTCTCAGCCGTCAGCTGAATACTATACGGTTCAATCTGGTGACAGTTTGTCGGCCATTGCCGCTCGTTATGGCACTAGCTGGCAGCACATTCGTGATCTGAATGGTTTGGCGAATCCTGATCTTATCTATCCTGGTCAGGTTCTTCGCGTTAGGTAAGGAATGATTATGCTCGAGCTCACTCTTCCCGAGGTTGAGGGTTATGACGAGAACACTGGAAGGTTTGTTGCAGCCGCTCCCGCCGTGACCCTCAGGCTCGAGCATAACCTTGTCGCAATCTCAAAATGGGAATCAAAATTTAAGAAACCGTTCTTCTCCAAGGAACCCAAAACCGAAGAGGAGAGCAATTATTACATTTGGTGCATGGATCAGGATTCTGAACATGCCCTTTCTTTATATTTTCGCTTGACCGATGCCGATAGGCAGGCCATTCAGGAGTACATTGCCGATCCTCATACCGCAACGGTGATCAACGATCGACGTGAAACCAAGCAACATGCTAAATCGTTCACGTCTTCCGAGACCATCTACGCCGCGATGACAGCTCGAGGTATTGACTGGAGTGCTCAATATTGGCACATCAATCGTTTGTTGACGTTGATACGTCTTATCGATGTGGAAAATTCGAAGGGCGATAAACACAATCGTATGAGTGCCAAAGACAACAGAGCCGAACGCGCTCGTATCCTTGCGGAGAATCGTAAACGTTTTAATACAAGAGGTTAGTCATGACGGGTATCAGGGTGGAGGTCAATGGCGACTTCAGTGGCCTTGATCGTTTTATCACTAACATCAAAGAGCAACGATATCTCAAAGTCTTGGATCAAATCGGACGTCGAGGCGTTGATGCTTTGTCCAATGCCACACCTGTTGATAGCGGCTTGACAGCCGCTTCCTGGGGGTATGAGGTCCATAGGTCGAAACATCGATCCGAAATCGTCTTTACCAATTCCAATGTCAACAATGGCGTGAACATCGCCATTATTCTCCAGTATGGACACGGCACGGGAACTGGCGGATACGTCGCTGGACGCGATTATATCAATCCGGCGCTTGCAAAAACATTCGATCAATTGGCCGACGAGGCCTGGAGGGCGGTGACTAATGGCTAACATCGATGAACGTGTGGTCAAGCTGTCCATGGACGATTCGTCCTTGCAGCAAGGCGTATCTCGTGTTACCAAGGCTTTGGAGCAGCTCAAGAAAGCGTTCAATTTCAGCGACACCAAGTCGTTTGAAGAGCTCGATAAAGCTGCCAAGAAAGTCAAGTTTGATAGCGTCTCCAAGTCTGCATCCGATATGCAGAAGGATGTCAGTAAAGCCACGTCCAAAGCGGCTGACGATTTTGCCGAGATGGGTTCGAGCGCTCAGAAGAGTGTTCAACAGATTGGTGCCGCTTCCGATAACGTCAATCTAACCGGTGTCGCGTCCGCTGCGAACAAGATGTCCGATCAGGTGCAGCGGTCTGCTGCCGAAGCAAACTCCGCGATCGGAAAGATTGGCACCAATACCGTTGGCATTCAACAAACCGTTGACGCGATTGACGGTATCAATGATGCGGCCAATCGTGTCGATTTGAGCCCAATTCAGAAGGGTGTTGAAAACGTCAAAATGGGAATCTCTTCTATGAGGGATTCCTTGATGGACAGTGTGAATACCTTCAAGGCCACACCTATCGGCGAGCAACTTGATGCGGTTCAACCGCATTTCAAGGCCCTTGAGGCCATCGGCGTTGTTGCCATGGGCAATCTTGCGGCCAAAGCGGCTACGTATGGAATGCAACTTGCCAGTAATCTGACCAATGGTATTCGTAGTGGTTTCGAAGAGTATGAGACTCAGCTGAATTCGGTTCAGACCATTCTGGCCAACACCCAGAAAGAGGGAACCAACCTCACTCAGGTCAATACTGCTCTGAATCAGCTCAATACCTACGCCGATAAGACTATTTATAATTTCACCGAAATGACCAGGAACATCGGTACGTTCACAGCTGCCGGTGTCGATCTGCAAACGTCGGTGAATTCAATCAAGGGTATCGCCAACCTTGCCGCTATTTCTGGTTCAAGTTCTCTGCAAGCTTCGACAGCCATGTATCAGCTGTCCCAGGCATTGGCCACTGGTACGGTCAAGCTCATGGACTGGAACTCGGTCGTCAACGCTGGCATGGGTGGTCAGGTCTTTCAGGATCTGTTGGTTCAGACTTCTGAGAAACTTCAAACTGGCGCTAAGCAGTTCATCGCAGCAAAGGGTTCCTTCCGCGACTCGCTTGAGGAAGGTTGGCTGACTTCGGATGTTCTGACCCAGTCGCTGAACATCCTGGCCATGGACATCACTGATGTCGAGAAGGCCGTTCAGTCGCTCGTCTCCAAGGGCTACACCGAGGAAGAAGCTCGTCAGCTTGTCCAGCTCGCCCAGACCGCTCAGGATGCGGCGACCAAGGTCAAGACCTTCTCGCAGCTTATTGATACCGCCAAGGAAGCAGTCGGTTCCGGTTGGTCTCAGTCGATGCAGATCATTTTCGGCGATTTCGAAGAAGCCAAGGATCTGTGGACCGGTGTTTCCGATGAGATCAATAACATCATCAACGCCCAATCGCAGGCTCGAAACCAGCTACTGTCTTCCGGGTTCTCGTCCGGATACAAGCAGCTGGTGAATCAAGGAATCGTCGATACCCAGCGATTCAACGACATATTAAAGGAAACCGGAGACGCAGCCGGTGTCGGAGCAAGCGAAGCCATTCAGCAATACGGCTCGTTTGAGAAGTCGCTGCGAAAAGGATGGGTCAACGCCAATATTCTGAAAGATAGCGTTAACCGATTGACCCAAGAGGTTAACGGCTATGATGACGCTAAGAAACAGAATCTTGGCATAACCAATGAGCAAATCAACCAACTGAATGCTCTGAACCAGGGTCTTCAAAATGGCAGTATTTCCGCTGATGATTTCGCCAATAAAATGCAGCGGATGTCCGGTCGAGAGAACGTCATCCAGGGCCTTGCCAATATTTGGAATTCGCTGAAGACGGTCATTCAGGCGGTGGGCAAGGCTTGGGACGAAGTCATGCCGAGCATGAGTGGCGATACCATTTATGCTGCTACCGAGGCATTCCGTAAATTCACGGAAGGTCTGAAGCCTTCACCTCAGTTGCTGAATGTCATCACTACTGCCACCAAAGGCGTCGCTACGGCGTTCAAAGCGTTTCTTGGTGTTGTTGGTTTGGCAGCCAAAGGCTTCGGCACATTGCTGGGCTTTGCTGGTAAAGTCGCTGGATCATTCATTAATATCGCTTCATCAGCTATTAATGGCGCCAAAGCATTTGCTGAATACGTCAAGCAATCCAAGGTCGTTACCAATGCAGTCAAGCTATGGGAAGCTGCATTCTCATCGTTTGGAACGGTTGTCAAGACCATTGGCGATTCTATCAGCGGCGTATTCGATGGTCTGTTTGATGGCGCGAAGAAAGGCACTTCCGGATTTCCTGATATTCTCGGGATCATCAGCAAGACGTTGGCTGGTTGCGCTCAAGAAGTCAATAATTACGGCACTGAATTCCAGACAGCCTTCCAAGCGAAGTTCGGTTCTGTTCCGGAAATCGCTCAGAAAGTTTCGGATAAGGTTTCTTCTGCGATTCAATCACTTCGCCCAGCGTTCGATTGGATAGCTGATCGAGTTCGGGAAATCGGAGAAGCTATTCAGCGATTTTTCGGCGATCTTAACGGCAAGATCACTCTTGATCAGATTCTGTCGTTGATCAATGGCGGTTTATTGACCGGTGTTCTTGTCGGTCTTAGAAAGTTCATCAAGGGACTCAATGAAGTTGGCGATGATCTTGAGAAGTCGACCTTCAAAGGCGCTTTGAAGAAGACTCTCGATGATATCGGTAATTCGTTTAAGGACTTCGCCAAATCGTTTAAGATCGTTTCAATCACCGCTATTGCTGCATCGATCAAGTTGCTTGCTGACGCCTTGACACAATTGTCGACCATCAAGACCGAAAAGATCATGCCGGCTCTTGGCGCTATGACCGCCATCATTGCCGTCATGACCGGCATGATGACTGGACTTGCTGCTTTGGCTGAAGTAACCAACAAAGCCGGAAAACTGGTCTTTGATTTCGATGCGTTGAATAAGGTCGCTTTGGCCATGGTGGCGCTCGGCGCTTCCATGAAACTTATGGCCGAAGCCGCCTATATGCTCAAGGACATGGATCCGGCGCAAATCGCGGTGATATTCGGTTCCATGGCTGGTGCGATCGTCGCTCTTGGCGGATCAATCGCTTTGATGGGAACGGCCAAGCCAGAACGACTGAATGCCGTCGGCACCAACATGATTAAGTTGGGCGCCGGATTCGTATTGATGGCGTCCTCCTTGGTTGTGCTCGCCGGAGCCATCCTCATGATCGCGAGCGTCAAACCCGATGACCTTGCGCGTTCCATGAATGCCGTCGGACAGGGCATCGTTCTTCTGACCACAGCCATGGCAGTTCTTGGCGCCGGTGCGAAAATCGGTGCCGATTATTCCGGTGTCGGCAAGAATATTCTCTTGATGGCAACTGCCTTGATCCCCCTCGCTCTAGCGATAAAGATCCTTGGCACTATGGACCTTGACGATCTCGCCAAGGGTCTCGGTGCCGTCGCCATTGGACTTGGCGTCCTCGCTGGTGCCATGGCCGGTCTTGGCTATATTCAAGGCATGGGCGGAAGTTACGGGAAGTCCGCAGCGGCCATCATGGCATTCGCGACTGCCATGGTGCTTCTTGCGGTCCCGATCAAGGTGCTCGGCGGCATGGATCTTGATGATCTCGCCAAAGGCGTCGGCGCTTTGGTCATCACCCTCGGCGCCTTCGCCGGAGCCATGGCTCTATTCAGCAAGTTCAATGGCCAATTCGCCGGAATGCTGATGGCTTCAGCTGCCATATTGTCATTCGCTACTGCGGCTGTTGCGTTGACCATTCCGATCAAGGTACTTGGCGGAATGGATCTGAATAGTCTGGCCAAGGGTCTCAGCGGTTTCGGTTTGGCTTTGGCGGGTATGGTTGCGGCCATGAACCTCATGCCCAACAACATGTCGGGGCAAGCCGCAGGCATGATGGCGTTTGCTGCTGGCATTACCGTTCTTGCCGTTGCCATCCGTCTTATGGGATCGATGGATATCAAGCAGTTAACCACTGGTCTAATTGGCTTCTATGGCGCTCTTGTCGGACTCGGATTCGCAGGCACGGTTCTCGGCCCGATGGCCGCAGAGCTTATGGCAGTCGCCAAAGCCATGGGCGTGTTCGGTCTAGCCTGCCTCGCCATCGGCGCTGGTATGGCACTCGCTGGAGCAGGACTCACCGCTCTCGCAGCTACAGGTTCCGCTGCCGGTGGCATTCTGATGACGGCGCTCGACGCTCTGATTCAGTTCATTCCGGCATTGGCGAAGTCTCTGGTGACCGCGTTGATCGGCGTCCTTCAGGTGATCGTGGCCGCTTTGCCTCAGATTCTTGACGCGTTGTCGTCGATTCTCAGGGATCTTATGGCATGGCTTGTCCAGCAAGTTCCGGCGGTCGCCGACGCTGTTGTGACCATGATCGATAAGATATTGCAGGTGGTTGCCGCACACGCTGACACCATCACCGACAGTCTCGTAACCATTCTGGTTGCAGCGCTCAACGCCGTAGCCGGTCATGCTCCGGAGATTACAGCGGCTCTCGGTAATGTCATGACCGCCATATTCACTGCCATCGCGGATTCGATACGTAATCTCGATCCATCGGTGCTTACCTCGCTACTTCTTTCCGTTGGAGTCATGGCCTTGATATTCAAGGCTTTGGCGAAGATGAAGAAAGACGTCGTTGGAGCACTGATGGTTGGCGGCACCATGATCGGACTCATGGCCGCCCTCACCGGTGTCTTCGCGCTCATGAACCTGCTGAATCCGGTCAACACCGTGGCATCGGCGGTATCGCTATCCACAGCCTTGATCGCCATGACCGGCGCATTCAAGATCATGGAGACCGCGAAGAAGAACGTCATCGGTGCTCTGGCTGTCGGATCGGCAATGGCTGCAATCCTTGCCGAGTTGGCACTGGTCTTCGGACTCATGTCCGCCATGAACATCGACAACGTTGGCACCATCGCAGCGTCGTTGTCCGGAACCATTCTGGCCATATCCGCAACGGCAGCGATCATGAGCCTAGTCAACGTCGGTGCCGCTATGAGTGGCGTTACCGCTTTGGCGACATTTATCGCCGGTCTCGCTGCGATCGTCGTTGCCGCTGGCGCCATCAAGCAGATACCCGGCGTCGACTGGTTGGTGTCTGAAGGCGCCGCATTCATGGCGAAGATCGGAGCCGCACTTGGCGGATTCATCGGATCCATTGCTGGCGCTATTACCGGTGCCATCATGGGGGCTATCGGAAGTTCGCTGCCGGCACTGGCTACCGGTTTGTCTAACTTCATGACCAATCTGAAGCCATTCATCGCCGGAGCCAAAGAGATCGATGGATCCGTCGCAACGGCCGTTGATACTTTGGCTAATGTGGTGCTCAAGCTCACGGCTTCGAATCTTCTCGATGCCATCACCAGCTTCATAACCGGTGGCAATGGTATTGAGAATTTCGGAACCAAGCTGGTACCGCTTGGCCAAGCATTGAAAGACTACTCCGCAGTAGTTGCCGATTTGAATTCGGCATCCATCGTGTCGTCTGCCATGGCTGCTCAAGCGCTGACACAGGTGCTGAATGCACTTCCTGCCGACGATGGGCTTTGGCAGAGAATTGCCGGTAGTAAGGACTGGAGTACCTTATCCGACGGCCTCGTCCAAATGGGCATGGCGTTGAGTATGTACGGCGTTGCCGTGACTGGACTTCAGCCCGGACCGATAAGCGCTTCCATTGAAGCACTCAACGGATTGAACGGCGTGCTGAACGCTGTTCCTTCCGATGACGGTTGGTGGCAGAAAGTTGCCGGCGGCAAGGACTGGAGCACACTGTCCACCGGACTCACCGGAATGGGCAAGGCGCTTGCCGGATATGGCAAAGCCGTCTCCGGAGATGGTGTCAATATCGACGCCATTCAGAAGACGGTTCCAGCCATTAAGAAGTTGAACGAGGTTCTTCAGAACGTTCCTTCTGATGACGGTTGGTGGCAGAAGATCGCCGGTGGCAAGAGCTGGGGCACACTCACCGAAGGTCTGAAGGGTCTCGGCGAAGCACTTGCCGGATATGGCACAGCCGTATCCGGTGATGGCGTCAACGTCGGAGCCATTCAGAAGACGGTTCCGGCAGTCAAGTCGTTGACCGAGATTCTGAAGAGCGACTTCAGTCAGGTCGGCGATTTCGGTCCTATAAAGAACGCCGCAACGCAGCTTGGCAACGGTCTGTCTGGATACTATAACGCCGTTTCCGAGGTTTCGCCTGATGCCATCACACCGACGTTCGCTCCATTGCGTTCGTTGATCAATGTCGTCAACAGTCTTGGCGGCATGAAGATGGAAGGCACATCAGTCGGATTCATCACGGCCGCCACTCAGCTCGGTATCGGATTGTCGAACTACACGACGAACGTAGCTGAATTGGACTTCTCGAATATTTCGGCCAGTGTCAGTGCCGTTGGTTCGTTGTCCAAGGTCATGGGCGGAATGCCGGCCGAGTATGGCGGAGTCACGGCGTTCCAGCAAGCCGTGTCCACGCTCGCCGCGACATCGTTCATGTCTCTGGCCAGGTCCATTCAAAATGCCAATAGTTCCATTAGTACTGGTCTGTCCGATTTGAACACGGCGTTGAGCACTGGCACAACGACCTTGACCGGATCCGTGAATGCTCTGAATTCCGCTTTCCGTGGTATCAATCTCAGTGGTGATCTCTCGTCTCAGATGAGTGCTGCTGCAAGTGCTGCGAATTCTGGAGCAAACCAGATCCGTTCGGCATTGAACGCTCTCGCCACTTGGTTGAGCGGTTTCGCTTCGATCTGGCAGGCATCGTTCACACCGATAATCGGAGCCACTCGTACCGGTCTCAACCTGGTCGCTCAGGCGATTTCCTCGTACAACGGTCGTTTCTCGCAAGAGGGACGTAGTTTGGCGAATAGTCTGGGCAGCGGCATGCGTTCTGGCATCGGCAACCTTTCGAGTATCTTCAATAGCGCTCTGAGTGCCGCCGTCGATGGTGCTCGTGCGTATCGAGGAAGCTTCGAGAGTGCCGGTTCCTACCTTGCGGCTGGTTTGGCCGTGGGCATATCACGCAATTCCTATGCTGTAAGCCGGGCCGCAGCAGATGCTGTGTCGAATGCTGTTGAGGCAGCCAGGGAAGCAGGCGACATCCACTCGCCGTCACGTGTCATGGCTAAGGTCGGCATGTGGTTCGATAAGGGCCTGGAGAACGGTATCGCCGACAATGTCGGTGGCGTCGTTCGAGCCGCAAAGACCATGATGACGAGCAGCATCGATGTCGTCGATTCCTCGCTGAGCAACATCGGCAAGATCGATATTCCGGATTTCGACGTCAATCCGACCATTACTCCGGTGATGGATCTATCTGTCGTCGAGGGTCAAGCCGCGTATCTGAATTCCATGCTGTCCGACACAGTTGGCATCGGATATTCGTCCAAGATGATTGGCAAGATCACTGCGATTCCTCGTCAGAGGGATACCGGTCATGCTGTCGAAGGTGTTGAGAAGACCCCTCAGCAGATCATCAACAACTACGACTTCACGCAGAACAACACTTCTCCGAAGGCGCTCAGTCGTTATGATATCTACAAGCAGACCCGTACGCAGTTCCGTCAATTCGAGCAAATGAATCGAAATGGAGGTCGATGATGTTTCAGTCTATGACTGTTACGAATGCTCGTGGCGACACGCTCGATCTCCCCATCCGAAACCCAATGGCGACCGGCTACAATGTCGTCGCCATTGATGGTCTCGGACCGGTCGATGCCGTGCTTCAGACCAGCAACACCGTCACCACCGACGGCGTGATCTTCAACGGTGCCCGTAAGGATGAGCGCGAGATCACCATCAATCTCGCGTATCATCCGGAATCGGGCAAAAACATCGAGGACCTTCGGCATGGAACATACAGGTATTTCCCCGAAAAAGAGGAAGTCACCTTGGTGTTCCATGCCGACACCCGTTCGGTTCGTACGACCGGCATCGTCGAATCAAACGAGATTTCGATATTTTCCGAAAAAGAGTCGTCGTCGATCGTCGTCAAATGCCCTGATCCATGGTTCAGGATCGACAACGAGCTGAATAGGATCACATCGTTCTCCAACATCGAACCGGTGTTCGAATTCCCGTTCAACTGGACGAATAATCCGGTGAGTGAACCTAAACCGTTGTGGTTTGGTGCCATTCAGAATATGCATTCGAAAAACATCATGTATGATGGCGAATCAGAAGTCGGCGTGATCATCCGTATGTCGTTTGATGGCCCGGTGAATAATATTCGCATCTACAATGAAGAGGCCGGTCAGGAGATCGATGTCTTTACGGATAAAGTCCGACAGATCATCCCTGACGGCATCCGAAAAGGCGATGAACTGGTTATTTGCACGGTGCCGAAGCAGAAGTACGTTGAGATCATTCGAGACGGCGTCTCGTATAACATTCTCAACGCCATCAATCGAGACGTGCGATTCATCACGTTGCATAAAGGCGCGAATACCATCGTGTATTCCGCCGATTCCGGTGTGGATAACATCCTCATGTCGATCGAGAACGAAACGTTGTATACAGGAGTGTGACGTTATATGACTGAACAGTTGACCAAACGTTCCATGCAGCTGTTCGTGCTCGATAAGAGTTTCGAAGTCGTCAACCTATGTGACACGTTCAGTTCGCTTATCTGGACCGAACGATATTCCGGGTATGGCGACTTCGAACTCTACCTTCCAGCTTCCATGGCCAACATCAACATGTTCCCACGAGGCTTTTACCTATGGCTGATAGAACCGTTCGTATACGATAAGAACGGCAAGAAGATCGAGACTCGCAACGATGTCATGATCATCGAGAAGACCGAACTGAGTACGGACATCGAAGATGGTGACCAATTAATCATCTCCGGTCGTTCGCTTGAATCGCTGCTGCTTCGACGTGTGATTCCGAAGAAAGTCAAGTATGAATCGATCGATCCTCGAGAGATCATCAAGACGATACTGAACGAAAACATCATCAAACCTTCGGAACCCGCACGCAAGATTCCGAACTTCAAAATGGCAATCGATAATTCACAACCACTGGATCCGAAGTACAGGCAAACCTTCGAATTCGATGGTGATTACGTCTATGACGCTATCAAGACGATATGCGATACTTATGACTTGGGGTTCTCTCTCGATCTGAAGTCCGATGATCATTGGCAATCGTCCTATCTGTCGTTTTCGGTTCTCGAAGGTACCGATCGTTCGTATGAACAGATCAAGAACCCCTATATGGTCTTTTCGCCGAGATTCGATAACCTCATATCCTCGGATACCGTCGAAGACGATACCGAATTCTTCAATTCGGCATACGTCGCCTCGACAGAGGAGACCAAGGACAACGTGACCCGTCGTCTGATCAAATACGTTCCGAACAACTCCGGGCGTGTTGGTTGGGACATCCGGGAAACGTTCTATACGGATTCCGACGCCAAATTGAACGATGCCGATAATCATCCTCGTCCCGACCACGACATATATCCTGAACTGGAAAAGTACGGCCGAGACGAATTGAAAGCGCAGAAGTCGAACAATTCGTTCAATGCCGAAATCGCTTTGCTTGGCTCGGTTCGGTATCATCGCGACTACGAGATCGGCGACATCATCCAGTTCGACAACACCTACGGCGTCAACAAAAAAGCGCGCATCACCGAATACGTTCGTAATGAGGACGACAATGGCTACCGTGAGTATCCGACGTTCGAGCCGTTCTCCACCGAAGGCATCGATGCGCTTGAGGATTCGTACGGCGATTACGTGCTGGATAATTACGGCAATACCATCAATGAGGGATTCATCTGATCGAAAGGAGATCGTAATGACATATACTTCAGGATTCTTCAATTCGGTCAATCACGACCGAACGTATGACGCCGATACCTTCGGTTCCATGTTCGATGGAGTCATCAACGATGGCGTTTTCCGTACATGGGGCGATGGTATGGTCGTGACCGCCGTCGGCGGCATGACGGTGGCGGTCGGCACCGGTCGAGCATGGTTCAATCATACGTGGACCGTGGTCACCGCCGACGAACGTCTGACGTTGGCGGGCGCATCACCATCCATGCCTCGCATCGATTCAGTGGTGCTCCGTGTCGACAAGTCGACATCGGTTCGACGAAATCGAATCTACATCAAACAAGGACAGGCGTCCGGTTCACCGTCACGACCACAGCTCGAAAACACGTCGACGGTCCGTGAGTATGTTCTTGCCGACATTCGCGTCGATAACGGTGCCACGGCAATTTCCCAGTCGAACATCACGAATCAGATCGGACGCGCCACCCCATTCGCTGAACTGGTGAATAACACGTTCGATTCGGCGAACCTGATCAAGCAATGGGAATCGCAATTCCAGGATTTCATTCGCAACTCAACGCTGGATCCGAAAGTGTTGAGCCCGATTTCGAACGCTACGATTGATCAAATGTTCATCATTTAGTTAAGGAGTCAAAATGACAAGAATTCTCGATGCACAGGGCAACGAACTCAAGCTGGAAGACATTGATCTGAATGCCGGCAAGCTTGTTGACGAGACCATTACCGTCCATCACGACGCTGTTGAAGGTGTCGAGGAAGTATCTCATGTCGAGGTGCTCAAAGAATACTACGAGACTGGTCCGGATGGTACTCCGGTTCTCGATGAGGACGGTAATAAGATCGTCTTCGGCAAGGATGTAAAGACCATCATTGATGTCCCAGGCGTCGAAGCCAAGGATGCCTGGGATGAACAGGAGAAGATCCAGCGATACGTCCCGTATACCGCTGAAGAACTCGATAAGATCGCCAAAGAGAAGATCGACACCAAGGCCAGTGCGGCTGTTGCGGACGCTGAAAAGTCGGCGATTCGTCTCATTATGCAGAAAATCGCTCCGTCGCTATCCACGGACGAACTGATGCAGGTCGCAGCGATTCTCCCGAACTGGGATGCGTCGAAGACGTACACTGAAGACGATATCGTCCGTTATCAGCAGAGCCTGTATCAGGCCATTGGTGAGGTCCCGGCCAACACGGTTCCTGATGTGGCTACCGACAAGTGGACGGATATGACGAAGCCGGTCGATGGGGTCGCACGATGGATTCAGCCGAACAGCGCGGAGAACGCGTATGATTCAGCGGCCGTCGTCATGCATGACGATGAGCAGTGGTCCTCCGATGAGGACTACAACATGCACGAACCCGGAGTCGAGGGTTGGACACCGAAGAGTGACGCCGTCGCCGAGTGGGCCCAGCCGACCGATGCGAACAACGCGTATGCCGAAGGCGCCGTGGTGCGTCATAATGGCAAGCGATGGGTTTCAACGGTGTCCGGCAACGTCTGGGAGCCCGGTGCTTCCGGAGCGACCCAGTGGGTCGAATCCTGATAGGAGTCTCATATGGCACGTATTAACAGTTATACCAAGATCACCGGAGCACCGGCTGATTCCGACTGTTTTATCATTGACTCGACACAGGGCACCGCAGGCACCCGAATCGTGTTGTGGTCCGTGTTGAAGAGCGTTCTCACTGGCATATTCGCTCCTAAAGCCCATAAACATCCGGGCAGCGATATCACGTCAGCAGTCGCCAACGCCAATGCCGCCACCAACGATTCCACCGGTCAGAACATCGCCTCGACGTATGTGAAGGAGATCACCGCGAACGGCAGGACCGTCACGGTGAAACGCGGTAACGACACGACCTTCACGTTCCAGACGCAGGATACGACGTACCCTGTTGCCGATGCAAGTAAGTCTGGTATTATGGCTGCTAGCGATTGGTCTCTTCTGCATTCGCTGAAGGCCATTAATAAGTCGGTTGAACTTACCAATAGCGATAATCTGAATTCGTACGGTTCGGTGGATGAATGCGGATGGTATCATGCCGTAGACGCCAACACTGTGGCCAATAAGCCGTCAGGTGTCAACTATTTCGGCATGTTCGTCATGCGAATGGCGTCGGGTGTGATCGCTCAGATCCTGTACGATAACAACAAGAAGATCTGGACGAGGTCATGTGTGAATTCGTCATGGTCCTCGTGGACTGCTCTGGTCCGAACGACCGATACGATCGCCAGTTCCACGAACGCCACCAAGGCGACGCAGGACTCCGCCGGTCAAACGATCAACACGACCTATGTGAAGTCCGTCACCGCATCTGGTCGTACGGTCACCGTGACCAAGGGCAACGGCACGACCTCGACGTTCACCACGCAGGATACGACATACTCCGTAGCCACCCAGTCGGCCAACGGTCTGATGTCGGCAGCCGACAAGCGGAAGCTCGACGGTCTGTCCGGCGATTACGCTTCGGCCATCGGTCTCGCCACATCCTCGAAGGACGGTCTGATGCCCAAAACCGACAAGGCCAAGCTCGATGCGATCGGATCGATATCCACCAGCACGATCGACGGTTTCTTCAGAATTTGATGATATTTTAGGAGGTATGATATCATGGTAGCTTATCTTGACGAGGGGGGGGCTCGATATCTAGTCAAGAAGGTTCTTGACCGGATCCAGCCCGTTGGATCTCTCTATTTCAGCACTTATAGCACGTCCCCGGCGAGTTTATTCGGTGGCACCTGGGAACGCTATGCGCAGGGACGAGTGATGGTCTCTGCATCGGACACCGATACAGATTTCACCGTCGGCAAAACCGGCGGAAGCAAGACGCATGAACATGGTCCAGGAACGTTTGGTGCACAGGTCTCGCTTGACGGACAGAACACCGTCGTGCGACGTGTCCGTCTTTCCTCGTTCAAGGGTGATGTGCGCAAGATCGGTGCCGTCAATGGCGGTTCATTTGACGCAACCTGGGGAGCTGCCATCGCCGGACATTCCGATTCTGCGAGCTCGATGGAACCCTACGTCGCCGTGTATATCTGGAGAAGAACAGCTTAAGCCGTACGCCTCCAGATATACACCGATACGTACGGATCCAAAGTCGGAAGTTTGCCGATCGCCGAATAGAAATCGACCTGCATGGGACCGAACGAACCATCCATTCCTCGGGCGGAGCTAACTGTTTGACTACTATTGTGATTCGTGAATCCGCTATAGGTCTTGCCGCCATCGACGGAAATTCCTGACAGGTCATTTGTCGTTGTTATGCCTGCCAGTCCGAAGACGTTGCCTAAACGGACACGTAATTCATGCGTCTTGCTTCCGCCGGTTTTGCCGACTCCTCACGGAAAGGCAAGACCTACAATGGTTGCATATTTGGATCAGACAGGTGTACAGCACCTCATTGCGAAGATTCGCAATACGTTTTGGCCGGTCGGCACGATTCTGGCGACGACCACCAACACATCACCGGCGTCCTATATCGGAGGCTCCTGGGAGGCGTATGCTCCCGGAAGGACGCTGGTTGGTGCAGATGAAAAACATCCTATTGGTTCACAAGGCGGAAGCGAAAGCATAGATGTCGGACAAGATACTGATCTAGCAACGGCGATGTACATTGATGAAAATGGAAACATCCAATCCGAATGGAAGCGTGGTTATCATGCATCTGCTTCGATAAAAACTGGTTTATCGCTCGACACACGCGCTTCAATTAACTGGTCTTACCAATCAACGCATAGCGGAAACAAGGTTGCTGGCGTTTTGCCGATTGAATCGCCTTACATCTCCGTACACTATTGGCGCCGTGTCGCTTAAGCAATTCTACGCCAATAGCAGACGGCGAGATATTTATATAGAAAGGATCATATCAATGCATTGGATCGAAATGTTGATTACAATCGCTGGATCGGTATTCGCATCCAGTGGATTGTGGACGTTGATCCTGCATAAAGTAAAACAAAAAGATACCGGAATTCTTATGACTCGTGGTATGGCACATTACCGAATCATAGAGGAGGGTCAGAAATTCATCGATCGCGGGTGGATCACCCATGAGGAATATGACGACTTCATGAAGTATCTTGGCGACCCTTATCTGGAGTCCGGATCAAATGGTCTGGCGAAGAAAATGATCGACGACATATCCGACCTTCCGTTCAAATCGGTTTCGTCGATTCATAGTACTATGGATCATTAAGACGTCGCGTGACATACATGGCCCTTAATGAAAGGAGCCATTATGAACAACAACAAGATCTCTAATGGACACTATGAAGCACAACTCAAGAACGGATACTTAAGGATCAAGGGTGTAACACATCTTGGATGCTTAGCACTTACCGGTACCGTATATGACGGTGATATTCGCATGCCATGTGAAGTCATCGAAAAAGACGGACTGGTAAGATGTGTAAGTTTCAAGCTGAAATATGCACCTTGGTTTGCTGGTAGAAGTTTTTGTTAAGGGTTTGAAATTCATCATGTTCCCGAAAAGGATCTGTAAATCGAAAGCCATCATAGAGGCAATCATTTCAGAATAAAGCATAAGAGCCTATGCACCACGCATGGGCTCTTATACTTTTCTCACGTAAATCATAGAAGAAAGGATCATATATCATGGCCGAACACGCCGATCAGAAAACGTCATTTCTCACCGATGCAGGTTACGACGGCCTCGTCAAGGCTGCACGTCGATGGCTGCCAGCGCTCAGTGTCTTGCTGATCGTGATCGCTGGCGTCTGCACACAGCTCGGTCACGTTCCCGGCATGGAGGCCGCCACGGCCGGTCTGGCCACGGTCTCCGGTGTCTGCATGGCACTGAGCTGGGGTATCAACGAGCTGCTCAAGCGTGCCAAGGATCAGTGGAACACTTCGACTGATTCAGACAACACCACTGAGAGTACTGCCGAATGATATTATATAAGAGCCTATGCCACGTGCATGGGCTCTTATATTTTTGCCTCGACGCGAATCGTACATGGCCTTTAATGACAAGAGAATCTATCATAAAGGAGCAATCATGAACGATACGTTTACTTATGTCAGCCAACAGTACAGCCAGCACACTTGCCTGGAGCTTGTTCGGTGGATCAAGAACCACTGCAATCCGGAAACGGAGAGCGGTATTCTTACGACCAAGACGAAGAAGCTTCGGGTGATTATGGTCACTACCAACCTGGAAGACATGAGTGCATTCGCAGATTATCTGAAGACCATCACTCTCGTCTGAAAAGGGTGAGCCGCACATGCGGCTTGCTCTTTATTTTTTCGCGCATGATACATGTCCTTTATTGAAGAAATTCAACAATATCAAAGGAGTAATCATGCTTATCATCGACAAGATTTTGAACCGAACCGAGTCTTTCACTGCCGATGGGTATTGCAAGGACCAAGATCAAGTGAATACGATTCTTAACGTGGTCGGCTCTTTACCGTACGTAAAGAGCTATGACCATGCCATAGTAACGTATCCATTTTACGATCATCCAACCTTGTACATAACCATCACTACGTGGGGACACGGGCGTCGAGATCAAATCGCCAAAAAGATCGCTGAAACCATGTATATTGATGAATGATCATCAAGCCAGAGTCGCACATGCGGCTTTGGCTTTATATTTGCAGTCGCGAATGAAACATACCCTTTAATGAGAACCATACCATCATTAAAGGAGAAAACCATGTTCGCTGGAATTACCGCCATTGCCATCGCAATCGCCGCTCTCGCTGGAGAGTACTATGTGGTCGCTTTGACGCAAGAACACTGAACACCATTTCCTCTAATCAGGAATGATCAATAGAAGCAGAGCCATCTGCTTTGCTTCTTGTCCGATGATGCGTATGGTTTATATTTTTGGGCAAGAGGTTTGATGATATATTCGCGAAAGAATCATGGTCCTTAATGAGAAGCTATATATCAACCAAAGGAGTTATTATGGACCTCATCAAGACTATTTTCAAGACCGTCGTCTGGGGCGCAATCGCCATCATCGCTATATTCGTTATTGCGATTGTCCTCATCGTCTGCGGATTGTTCTAGCTTGATCAATCCTAATAATGACAAGCCGTTAACCACACGGCTTCTCGTTTATCCGATATGTTGAGTATAGCGGTAACGTCACGTACCACCACTGAGACCGGACATGGCGTTTATATTTTTTTTTCGCGCATGAATCATCGCCTTTAATGACAACATAACCGAAAGGAGCAAACATGTCCAATCAATCGAAAAGCATTAATCAGAAGTTCGATGAACAGATCGATGCGTATTTGGATCGTCTCAAGGAGGAGATGAATCCGGAGAACGAATCCGATTTGAACGACGATTTGACAAGGACTTCCGAAGTCACAAGAGACACTCTTGATGGCGACGGCAACGTCACGAGTTCGGTTGTGGAACGTCACGATGAAATGACGAACCACAATCTGGAATCGCTGAAGTCGCTGGTCGCCGTCAAGAACGACTATAATGACCATCGGAAGAGCCTGATCGAAACCGTCGTGAAAGCCGGAATATCGCTCGCTGGGATCGTCATCCTGCTGGGATTCGAAACAAATCACACCATCAGTTCGAGAAGCCTCGGGTTTCTGCCCAAACCGAAGATCTGACATGTGATCTATAGGATTACGTCAAAAGCCAGAGTCGCACATGCGGCTTTGGCTTTATATTTGTGATCGCGATTCATCCATGGCCTTTAATGACCGAATAATCGACACAAAGGAGAAACATGGATATCAAGACAACATCCAAGAATCTGTTCAGCACCGCAAAGGACCGCGTCAAGGAACTTTGGGACAAAGAACAGGAAGAGGACAATGTTGATCTCGTGATCCGTCGTCTCAACGAAGGATATTACGATCAACTGCCGAATGGCCAAGAACGCAAACACCATGCCGTGTGTATTGTCATGGACAAGCTCGGAACCGCAAGTCTACAGCTTGACGTCGTACGACGTTATCTGAAAACCTTGTCGGACCAAGCCTACCACGACTGACACATTGCTGGCGAATGATACTTGGCCATTCGCTTTTTATTTTTTAGGAGTAAACCATGGCAAGAAGACCAGTCGGACGACTTAAATTCACTCGCAAATCTCATAACAAGATATCACCTCATATTTCAGGACCAAAAATCGCTCTGAATATGTTCTACGCTTGGATGCTTGGACGTGATATTCCTTGCAGACTATATGAGCGTCGCATTGACATTCCGATCGAAACCTGGGATGAGTACGATGTTCAGATTATGGACGGACTTGACACGATCAACGATATATTCCATGCCAATTTCCAGGTAAGGAAGTGGTAACATGACCGGTGCTTATACCAATCATATCGTCCTTCTCGGCAAGCAGGGTTCCGGTAAGACGTCCATTGCCGAAGAACTTGCTCGTCGAGGGTTTCGGCGCGTCGTATCGGTGACCACACGTCCTCCTCGTGATGGCGAAGAGGATGGCGTGGATTACTGGTTCGTGGACGATGCCGGATTCGATGCGGCTTTGCCGGATTTGGTGGCCGTTCGAGAATACCGGACCATATTCGGTACGTGGCGTTACGGCGTGAATCTTCAGGATATCAATGACGATGACGATACCGTGACTATTCTCGATCCGACAGGATATTTGACCATCAAAGACCGCATCACCGATCGATTCGGAGTCTATCTGCATATCGATGACAATATTCGATATCAGCGACTGCTTCTTCGAGGCGACGATCCGGAGGAAATCAGTCGTAGGGAACGCGACGATGCCGCCCAGTTCGCCGTACTCGAAGAACGGATTACCGATGTCGTGGACATGATGTCCAATGGCAAACGATGGGTCAATTTCGAGGAATTCTCGAAAGGCGGATACGATACCAGTCGAACCGTGACCGAAGAAACCGATCGGATTCTGCGATATATGAACGCGTTCAATCGCGGAGAGATCAATTATGAACGAGCACCACAACCGGTGTTCAATCATGATCCGGAATTCTGATCATAACTAAGGAGAAAACATGTTAATTGCACTGAAACATCTACCACCGAATTTCCGCGAGCTGTTGCACAATGAGGAGGTGGCATCGGAACTCTTTCCCAAGATCATGGATAGGTCGTATCAAGCGCCACATAACGTCATCAGCGGCTGGTGTCAGTATGTTCGACCGAATGGTGTATCATTCTGGGTGTACGCGGACGACAACGGCGCTGTCTGCATCGAAACCGAGGCGGTGAGAAACGCCACGAATATGACGACGGTCGACAGGGATTTCGATATCAATACTTCGAAGAACGAGCTTACTCGTTTTCTCGAGCAGATAGCGCCATGGATACTCGACTGCGATTTCAGACAAGCCATTATACGATCATCGCAAGGTATATCGCTGTTCTTTTCTGAAAACGGCATGACTCGATGGATATTTCGTGTGTGGGGGCCAAAACGATGGTTATTCTGTAACCCCGAATATGATTATATGTAATCGCGAATGAAACATACCCTTTAATGAGAACCATTAATCATCAATAAAGGAGTTATCATGAAGTTCAGCACCTTCTTCGGAAAGTACACCATTTGCACCCTTATCTACAGCTTAATTTCGATGCTGTTGGGGCTCGCCGGTTTCGGCGTTCTCTACCACATCGGAAAGAAAGCTCAAGAGAAGGATGAGAAGGAAAATCCGATCACTGCTGATGACATGAATCTAGATAATGACTAATGCCATCAAAGGCTAAGGCCGCATTTCACACATGCGGCTTTGGCTTTGACTTTTAAGGAGCAAAACATGAGAAATAAAATCGAATTGTATCGCGAAGCACGACTCTGGATCACCAAGGTTATCATTCCATTGGCTGGAATGGCAACATTATATTTCAGCAATCCTGACAATCGTGCCGATTTCAAAACTCGTTTTCTGAAGTCACGGATCGAAAAGAAACTTGGAGGTCTGCTATGAGTTGGGATAACCCTAAGGAATACGGCGTATATTTGAACAAAGGCGAGCAGGAAGTCCATTTTCCCATCGGATTGGCTTTCGATAGTGAGCAGATTCCGGAAGGAAAACAGGCTCCGCTCAAGACACTCGAAGAAGCGGCCGAATTGACGGAAGCAATCAAAGACCAGCTGAAAGGACAGAATGATCCAGAAGCCGATTATGAAGCACTCCGTCAGCATTCCCTCGAAGAATTCTGCGATGTATACCAGACGCTGGTAAATATCGCATTCGCTTTCGGATTTTCCCAGACCGAGATCGAGGACGCTTATATGAAGGTTGTTCATCGTAACGATGAACGAGGACGTTATCCTTCCAATGAATTGGAGGAAAGTTGGCTTGGCTGAAACAGCACTTCCAGCTCGGTTACGTTACGGTGGTTAAGGCATATGCCAAACAACTGGCGGAGTTCTAGACGCTGTAAACGCGAACCATACATCCCCCTTAATGAGAACCATACACAACCTAATGAAAGGAAAAATCATGGAAGATCAGAACAAGGAAGTCACCGAAGTCGTCGAGACCGAGGAGAAGAAGCCCAACAAGATCGTCCAGTTCGTCAAAGATCATAAGGACCGTATCAGGGATATCACCATTGGAGCCGCTGCCGCCGCAGGACTCGCATTGCTGATTCACCTGGGAAAGTCCGACGATGTTGACGACGAGGACGACGATTGGGACCATTCCTCATCCGATGAATCGGATTCCAACACTGAATCCACAGATTCCTCGCAAGAGTGAATTGTTCTACAAGCCAGAGTCGCACATGCGGCTTTGGCTTTATATTTTCGATCGTTCATAAGAAAGGTCATTATAGTGAATGATATCATCAAAGCCGGACGAAAATTTCTAGGAAGAAACTCTCATACGATTCTCACAGGCACGGCAGTAGTTGGTGTGATCGGAACCGCCGTTATGGCGTCACGAGATACCATTCAGGCGAATGATCGTCTGCTGGAGTATCGCATGGAGCTCGATGGCAAGCCATATGACAAGAAGGAGCTCGTCAAACGAGTTGCTCCATGTTATATTCCGACCGCGTTGACGGTCGGTGCGACGATCACCGCGATCATCGGAGCCCATCAGACCGCCACGCATAAGATCATCGCATATTCCTCGGCATATACCATGGCTCAGGAAGCCGCGACCATCTATCGCGATAAGGTGCACGAGATCGTTGGCGAAAAGAAAGCCAAGGAGATCGAAGCGGCCGTAGCCAAGGACCAGATCGCAAAATCCAAAGACGACGTTTCAGCCGTGGTCATTGGCGATGGCAATGTGCTGTGCATGGATGGTTTCAGCGGACGGTTCTTCCCGTCGACGCTGGAGAAGATCCGCAAGGCCCAGAATGACGTCAATTACAAGATGAATGCTGAAATGTATGCATCGTTGAATGACTTCTATGAGGCTTTGGATCTGCCCTATATCGGTTGTGGCGATGATCTCGGTTGGACGTCGGAACATCCGATCGATCTGAGTTTCAGCACCACGCTGACCCCTGACGGAAAACCGGCACTTGTGGTGAATTTCCACGAATCGCCGATGGCTGACTATCGCAATCTTATTTGAGTATCAACAAGGAGCAAATCATGTCTTATATTTCCCTACTCGCCCAAGCCGGTAAAGCAGCGGCTCCATATCTGAAGCCTCTTGGCATCCAATTGGGCAAATCCATCTGTACGGGCATACTTACTCAGCTTGCGGGTAAGTATGCATTCCGTATAACCGGGGACCATATTCTGGCACAACGCGATCGCGATATTCGCGAAGCGGTGAAACAGGATATGGAACTCAAACAACTCATGGCTGAACAAAAGATCGCCATGGCAAACCAACAACAGGAGGAAAACTAACATGATCAAGGAAACCATTTCTTACGAGGACATCGACGGCAACAACAAGACCATTGATGCATATTTCCATCTTTCCATGCGTGAAATGCGTCAACTGCTGAAGGACGGCATCCAGGACAAGCTTGATGCAGTGACTTCCGGCAAGGCCTCTCCCGATGTCATGTTCGATCTGATCGATGAGCTGATCAAGGCATCGTATGGCAAGCGAAGCGAAGACAACGGTGAAGCGCATTTCGTGAAGAACCCGGAACTCACCGAGATCTTCATGCAGTCCGATGCGTACGACAGCCTGTTGGGCAAGTTGATGTCCGATGACACGTTCGCAACGCGATTCTTCACTGGTCTGGTGCCGAAGGCATTGTCCGATCGCCTGAACGCTATCGGGAATGGTGCGACTCAGAACACACTCCCTCCCGAAGCGGCGAAGTATCTCGCTCAGTTGAACCAGCAGAATAACTGATTCCCATATATGAAATAACGAGGAAAGGGTCTGGACAATGTCTAGGCCTTTTCCTCATATATGCTTGAAAGGACAAAGAGCATGGCAGAAGACGATCGCAAGCCATTAGTCGTCGATGTCTCTCGACAGAACCTGGGTCTTCCGGAATCCAAAGAAGCGCCGAAGAAAGCCGCAGTCGCCCATGGCAAACTCAAAGAGGATACCATGGTCGAGAAAGGCGTAAAACGCTTCTTCGGAGGCGATCCGAAAGACGTCATGATGTATATGCTGACCGACGTGCTGGTGCCGGCACTCAAGGATACGTTCGTCGATATGGTCATCGGCGGAACGAAACGAATGGTGTATGGCATGGGCGCGTCTGATTATCGCCCGACCAGTCCTCGATTGGTTCGACGCGATAACCCGAGCTATTCGCAGAACACGAATTATAACGCCATGTCGAGCAATCGACGTGTGATCGACAGCACGGTTCGTGAACGCCACGATTTCAGCAAAGTCGTGTTTCCTGACAGACCGTCGGCTGAAAATGTCTTGACGGCCATGAACGACTATATTCAGCAATATGGCGTCGTTCGGGTAAAGGACTTCTACGAATTCGCTGGAATCACCGCTGAATATACCGATCAGAACTGGGGCTGGCATGATATTCGTGGCAGCCGTGTTCGATCGATCTATGGCGGTTATATCGTGGAACTTCCACCTACGGAGCACCTGCAATGAGCGACCGGGACGAGCTGAGGAACTGGTATTCGAATCCGTCATGGGGCTATAAAGTCGATAAAATGACAGACGAGCAAATACCGATCGTGCTCAAACGAGTACGAGCAATCAAAGAGCAAGCGAGGAACGATCATGATGATAGATCCAATCACAGACGGCATCGATAACACCGATCATCAGATGATGCTGACTGTCGACGATATTCGGGAGTCCGATCGAGCCAGAATGATATCCATGATCAATCAATCATGGTTACATCGCCTGTTTCGACATTTTCCGGAGATAGCGAACTTGACGATTGATATCACTATTAATTGGCCGGGACGATTGCCGAATACGGCCGTGATCACAACCAGGGATGGACGGAAATATCTATATACGTCCGATCCGAATCATGATTTCGGCACGATCAAGGAGATATGATGGATCATTTTCTTGCCATGGTGAAATTCCAACAGCTTTTCCCGGAACTCTCGGAGCGAGTTCAGAAATACCGCCGAATAGACAACCATACGGCATTGATCATATTATTCAGCGGAGCACACTATGTGTTTCGCTGGGAATCAACCAAAAAGTGGACTCTGCAAACCGAGTTCGCCTACAACAACAAATAAGGAGCAAACATGTCTATCAAAAGTACATTGGTCAAAACCGCAGCTAAGAGCGGTCTCTTTCTGAAGAAGCATAGCCCGGAAATTCTGACCTATTCCGGTCTGGTACTTGGCGTCGCCGCAACCGTCACCGCATGTCGGTCGACCATGCATATCGATGACGTGAAGAAGAACCATGAAACCGAGATGAGCCGCGTCGAAACCCTCGAAAAGATGGTGGACAACGGCGAGCTCGATGATGGTGATTTCACGGTCAATGAAGCGGCTTCGTCGAAGCAGATCATCTACATGCGTACCACCGTGGCTTATGCGAAGCTCTATGCTCCGACCATTATTCTGACCGGACTGAGCATCGCCTGCATTCTGTCGGCACACAACATCCTCCAGACTCGATACACGGCGGTTGCTTCTGCATTCGCTGCTGTAAGCGCCAAGTTCAGCGATTACCGCGAACGTGTCGTGGCCCAGTATGGCGAAGAGGTCGATCAGAAGTTCTATCAGAGCATCGACACCGTCGAAGTCACCGACGACAAAGGCAAGGTCATCGAGACCAAGAAGGAGCAGAATGTCCAGACGCTGAGTCCAACCGATAAATGGTTCGGACCGGATTCTCAGATCTGGGATAACGAATCCCCGGACATGAACACCGTGATGCTGAAGTCAGCATTGGATCGTGCTCAGAACAAGCTCGATTACACCGGGCATCTGTTCCTGAACGATGTCTATCGTCTGCTCGGTCTTCCGGATACCAAGGAAGGTGCCGTGCTCGGTTGGATCAATACGCCTGATCGCGATTCGATTGTTGACTTCGGCGTATTCGGTTGCAGTGATGATCCGTGGGATAACGTCAAGGATTGCCCATGGGATGGCAAGGAAGAGATCCTTCTTCAGTTCAACTGCGACGGCATCGTCTACGATCAGATCTGATCATTATATTCAATATGGGAGCGTCATTGGAATCGTGGCGCTCCCTTTTTATTAAGGAGAAAATCATGAAGGTTACAACCATTATTAAAATCGCCAAGGCCGCTGTCGCCGCTATATCTCTTGGAGTCGCCGCTGTCGGTGCGATTCGTACTGCCAAGAATGCCAAGAAGCTGCACGAAACAGCAGTTGACGCTATTCAGAAGGCTGAGAACAACGAGATCGAGTCTGACGAACAGATGCAGAAGATCAATGATAATCTGTTCAATCGTGTCGGCGATATCGTGTTCGATGCGGGAGCATTTCTGGTAGCTACTGCCGCCACCGCCATTGTCGGATATCTGTGTGTTTCGGCATATAGTGACAGGACATGGGCTGAAGGTATTGACGCTGTTACTCGCTACGGCTGTGCGATAATGGACGGTTTCGTTCATCAGCTCGATGCTAAGGAGGCCTGACATGAATATCGAAGAGATCAACGAGTATCACGATACGATCGCTAATACTCGTAAATTGCTTGGCGATGTTCATGCTGGAGATGCTTCTCGCGCTCAGGCATCGTTGGCGGCATTTGTAACATATGCTACAAGGATCGATGATACTATTCTCAAAAAGTCTATTGATAAGTATAAAGTCATCGACGAACCTCATGATTCTCATGCCCAAACGTACATGATGATCGGAGGAGTATCAATAGCATCGATCACGTTCTCCGATATCATTCATGATTGCAAATGCCTGGAAGAACGTAATGTAAAGAATATATGGCATGTGGTCAAACGCCATATTCCATATATCACGATCGGAACCTTCCTGATCATCGCCAGTGTACTTCTTGAAAGGAGCGAACATGAATCGTGAGAATCTGATATTCGCCGGCATCGGATTCCTGGCCGGCGTCGCCGTCACGACCGTCGTCGGATATTTCGGCGTATATCGAAAGTATATACCACTTCGACAGCTGGAGGACGAAGTCAATCAGCTCGAGGAGCAACGTCAGTCCAAGGGCCGTCAACTCGATGCCATGGATGCCGCTTACGAGGAACGCAAAGCGGCGTACGAGAAGGATCTCCAAGAACGGTCGGATCGTCTCGATATGTACGATAACGACATCGCCGACGCCAAAAAAGAACTCGAAGCAATCAAACCGACAACACCAGAACAGGAGACTGAAACCTTGACCACAGACGAAACCAAGATCTTCGCGCGATTCGAAATCCATGACGGCAATCCTCGATGGGATGGGCCGTTGACCGATGAGGAACAGGTATCATACGATGCTTGCGATGGGGACGAAAATCTTATTCTCGGACTGCTCACCGAAGTGAAGGAGCATCGATTCAAGAACTCCATCGATCCGAACCGAACCGTATATATGATCGACGACTATGAGCACAAGACCGCTCCGGACTTCATCGATACGGTGTATCTTGACTACTATGTCAGAGACGACAAACTCGCCGAAGGACGAGTGCTCGTCGAACGTCCGGATGATCTCATCGATATGGCCGTGCTTATGCAATTCGGTAAGTATGGATGGCAGGAAGATCCGAATGTCGTGATCTGCCGTAATGACACGTTCGAGACGGATTATGTCATCGAACGTCATGAGGAATCATATCAGGAATCGGTGTTCGGCATCGATCCGGATAAGATCACCTTGCCGTCACATCGAGTGCTCGAAGATATGGCCAGGAAAGCCTATGAGGAGGAGCAACATGCCTAAGAGCGAACCACATGTGAAACCATATTTCGATTGGCTTCTGGAAGATGTGGTCGGTATTGATAATGATGGATATTCCAAACTCTATCATGAGATGAATGCAATCCGTTACACCTATCGTATCGCCATGGATGCCAATCGAGAAGGCGATGCTCTCGAACTCCGTGGCGATTACGAATATTACAATCACGCACCATGTGATGCGCAATTCCAGGGAGGAGTGGTGAGCTTCCTGGAATTCCTTATCGCAGTGATTCTACGGGTCGATAACGATCTCGCACTCAAGCTGTCTCGTGCCGATTGGATGCATCTATTCATCAAAAATATGGATCTGCAAGCCTACACGGATTCATATTTTGATGCCGTTGGAGACGCATCCGAACCGGTACGACTGCTTGTCGAACGCACCATGAACCGGAAGTATAACGCCGATGGGAGCAATGGTGGATTGTTCGTCATCAAGGGATGCGACAAGGATCTTCGACGGATGCAATTGTTTGATCAGTGGACATTGTTCGGCAATTCCGACCACGATATTCCATATAAGTGGGACTAGAAAGGAGTGGGTATGGACCAAATACGAGTGACTGAAGTCAAAAGCACCAAAACCGCAACCAAGGTCATTGCGAATCCTAGGGCCCGTGGATTCAAGGATCTTATTGTCAAAGGTGGACAGTTCTACGCCGTATATGATCCAGATACGCACCTGTGGTCCAGAAGTGTCGGCCGTCTCTCCGAACTCATTGATAGGGATATCAGCGAGTATATCGCAACGCATTCGGACAAGACCTTGACTCCGGAATACATGGACAATATGTCCAATGGACAATGGAACCGATATTTGTCGCAACTGAAGAACCTCGATGACAGCAGCATCATGCTGGATCAGAAGGTTATATTTGACAACGACGAAGTCGATCGCGACGACTACGCCTCGTTCAAATTACCGTATGATATCATCGAGGGTCCGACACCGAACTACGATCGCCTGATGGAAACGATCTACGATCCGGACGAGCGTCGAAAGCTCGAATGGGGCATAGGTCTGATCGTGGACGGCAAGGACCAGAAACGTATTCAAAAGTTCTTCGCCATTACCGGTGCTCCCGGTACCGGTAAATCGACGATTCTGAACATCATCCAGGAACTGTTCGGGAACTACGTTTCGTTCTTCAATGCCAAGGAACTTGGTCAGGGATATCAATTCGCCACTGCTGCGTTCAAAAACGCTCCGCTCATCGCTATCCAAAGCGACGGCGACCTCTCAAAGATCGATGATAATTCATTGTTGAACACCATTGTTTCGCATGAATATATCAAAGTCAATGAGAAAGGCGTCAAGCAGTATGATATTCCGATCAAGACGATGCTGTTCATGGCTTCGAATAAACCAGTGAAGATCACAGACTCCAAGTCAGGTCTGATCCGAAGGTTGATCGACGTCTATCCATCAGGACGAAAACTCAGCAATGCTGAATATTTCGAAGCCATGGACGGCATCAAATTCGAACTCGGAGCCATCGCCCACCATTGCCGAGAGGTCTATCAGGAATTGGGTCCGAACGCATATGGCAATTACGTGCCAACCGAAATGGTGGCCAGAACGAATGATATGTATTCGTTCTTGTCAAGCGTTCTCGACCAATTCGAAGATAACGATCATATCGATGGCCTCGAACTTTGGCGTCAATATAAGGTTTGGTGTGATGAAGGTAATGTGACCATGCGCATGAAACGTGACGACTTCCTGTTCGAATTGTCGTCATATTTCAACAAGACGACTGATAACATCGTCAATGGTCGCAAATCCACTCGTAACACCGGTTTCGAGGGAATCCGTTGGGATAAATTCGAAGAAGTCAAACAGCCGAAACCTGTCGAAGCGAGGAAATTGGTTCTCGATTCGACTATATCCGCTTTCGACCACATGGCTCAGGATTGGCCGGCCCAATACGCCGCCGATAATCCCATCGGAGGACCTCGGTTGCCTTGGGATCAGGTAACCACCACATTGAAAGATGTGGACACCACCAAACTGCATTGGGTACGAGTACCTGAGAATCATATCGTCATCGACTTTGATCTCAAGGGCGATGACGGCGAGAAGAGCCTGGAACGCAATCTTGCCGAAGCCGCGAAGTATCCGCCGACGTATGCGGAATTGAGCAAATCCGGTAAGGGCGTACACCTGCATTATATTTACGATGGAGACGTGACGAGACTCAAACCTCTGATCGATATCAACGTGGAATGCAAGGTGTATCGAGGGAAGTCAGCATTGCGAAGGAAACTCAGCAAATGCAACGATCTCGATGTAGCACATATTTCCAGCGGTCTTCCTCTCAAAGGAGATAAAACCATGATCAATGAGAAAGCGATCAAAGATGAGCAGCATCTTCGCAATCTTATTAAAGGAAACCTAAGAAAGGAATATTGTCCCGGAACCAAGCCATCGATCGACTTCATCTGTAAGTTGCTGGACGAAGCATACGAGTCTGGCATCCAGTATAATGTCGAAGACATGCGTCTTGATATTCTCAATTTTGCCATGAACTCCACGCATAATCGAGATTATTGCATGAAGGTCGTGGCGAATATGAAGCTTCGTTCGGACGAACCCGACAGCTTGGAACCGCCGAAGCATACCGGGACGCCTGATATTCTGACGTTCTACGATGTCGAGGTATTTCCGAACCTGTTCATGATCTGCTTCAAAGACGCAGGTGATGAGAAGGATCATCCGGTGAAGACCTTGATCAATCCTGATCCAAAGGATGTTCGCAAACTCTGCGGCAAGGCTCTGGTCGGATTCAACAACCGACGATATGACAATCATATGCTGTATGCGTGGGGTTGGCTCGGTTATGACAACCAACAGCTCTACAACCTGTCTCAGGATATCGTAGCTGGTGGACCTCGCAGTCGAAACGCCATGTTCCAGAATGCCTACAACATCTCCTATACGGATATCTACGACTTCTCCGCAAAGAAGCAGTCATTGAAGAAGTGGGAGATCGAGCTTGGTATCGATCATCACGAACTCGGCATGCCGTGGGACAAGCCGGTCGATCCGAAACTCTGGGATCTGGTGCAATCATATTGCGAGGATGATGTCCGAGCGACGGAAGCGGTGTTTAACAAACTGCATGAGGATTTCGTGGCCCGTCAAGGTCTGGCGAATCTGTCCGGCCTCACGCCGAATGATTCGACGAATCAACATACGGCACAGATCATATTCGGAGACGCGAAGAATCCGCAGAAGGAATTCCCGTTCCCGGACTTGAGCGAAACCTTTCCTGGATATACCTTCGACAAATTCGCTGACAAGGATCACAAATCCAAGTATTTGGGCGAGTATCCTTCCGAAGGCGGATATGTGTGGGTATACGGTATGGCTAACGGTGATAATGGTCCATATTACGGACGTCAGATCCAATGGTCCATGACCGGGAAGGACCGACTCGAACGATATCGTGAGGTCTATCGATCCCAGAATATGGATTTCGACACCATGCACCCCGATCTGGCGAAGCGTCTCGAAGGATATTCATATGACGGTGCCGATCAGTTCATGCCTGAACTTCCAGACAAGACGCTCGGTGGTATGTTCGGCAACGTCGGTTTGCTTGATGTGACCAGTCTACACCCGTCGAGTCTTGAGGACATGAATTTCTTTGGTCCATACACCAAACGATTCAGCGACATCAAGGCCGCTCGTGTTGATATCAAGCACGGTGATCTCGAATCCGCTCGTCGACGTATGGATGGTGCTTTGGCTCCACTGCTTAAAGAGGGCGAAAACACCAAGTCGCTTGCACAGGCGCTGAAGATCGTGATCAATTCGGTATACGGTTTGACCAGTGCGAAGTTCCCGACAAAGTTCAACGATGTCGGGAATGGAGCCAACGATCGCAATGCCGACAACAAAATTGCGAAACGTGGCGCCTTGTTCATGCTTCTGCTCAAGCAGAAGGTTATGGAGCTTGGATACACAGTCGTGCATATCAAAACCGATTCGATCAAGATAGCCGATATCGATGAATATGTTGTGACATTTGTCAATGACATGGGAGCGAAATATGGCTACGGATTCGAACTCGAAGCGATCTACGACAAGATGTGTATCGTCAACAAAGCGACGTACATCGCCCATCATTGTTACGGCGACGACGGGCACGACGCCGCATCGCATGGTGGTTGGGCGGCAACGGGTGCACAGTTCGCCGTACCATATGTCTTCAAGACGCTGTTCTCTCATGAAACGATTGATTTCAAGGATCTTTGCGAAACCAAATCCGCCACGACATCGATCTACCTAGACTTCAACGAAGGTCTACCCGAGGACGAACATCGCTATGATTTCGTCGGCAAGGTAAGCGCCTTCAGTCCGGTGCAACCGGGGTGCGGTGGAGGTCTGCTGGTCCGTGACAACGGCAACGGCGGTTACGCCGCGCTGTCCGGCACCAAAGGTTATCGCTGGAAGGAATCGAGCGTTCTCCGAGACGGTCACAAACAAGATGAAGTCGATTACACTTACTACGAACATCTCGCCGATGAGGCACGAAATGATATTTCGCAGTATGGTGATTTCGACTGGCTGGTAAGCGGCGAACCCTATATTTCGCCGAATCCTGGAAGCAATGATCTGGTTGCTTCCTTGACTCGATAATACACAGATCAGAAAGGTCAGCTCATGAGTGTGAGCGATTTTTTAAGTTTGATGATTTCACTCGGCTTGCTTATACTCATGAGCTGGTTTGTAGACAATCATAAATTCTAAGGAGCAATCATGTCAATTACTATGATCATTGCGATTTGGGCACTGGTACTGATGATCAGCGTCAATCTATGGACCTATATTCCCAAGCAACGACCGATACCTCGACATTCCGATTTGTATATCGCCATGATGGAGACCTTTGATCGTCCGGCAATGGTACCGATTGAATGCGGAAGGAAGCGATAGGTACTATCTAACCTCATTTGAACTGAGGATAGATAAAAGCTGACCTCATTTGAACTGAGGTCAGATCATACTATAAAATAGAAGCTGACCTACCTTGAAAGTAGGTCTGATCATATTATAAAAAGGAGTAAACCATGAAAACCAGAACCGAAAACTGGAGAGGACACAGTATCAGGTTTGTCGAAATCGATGGCAACTGGTGGGCCGTGCTCAAGGATATTTGCGATGCGTTGAATCTCAGTACTTGGGGTATAGCTCAACGACTCGAACCGAATATGTTGGAGAAAGTGTCGATCGACGTATTTAACCTCAGTTCAAATGAGGTTAAATATTCTGATGGACGAGGACATCAGAAAACCCGTCAAATGCTCGTTGTCAACGAAATCGGCATCTATGAAGCATTGTTTGCATCTCGTAGGCTCGAAGCACGAAAGTTCCGCATATGGGCCGGAAGCGTGTTGCAACGGCTTCGTCAGAACATCGGTCTCAAACAATACGAGATCATGCGCATGACCGATCCCGATATTCAGGATCAGATCAATTACATGCTCGACGATATCTTCTACGATCCGGAAAGCGATCAGCTCATGTGCTCGGTCACGGTCCAGGGCGGAGATGTCGACGTACGGCCATTTGATGAAGTATACAAAGAACAGGAGTAAAACCATGGCACTCACCACCGAAGAAGTAGACGATCTCATGCATTGCAACTGCGATGCCGAGGTCAAAGCGCTCGATTTCGATATCACGGCAAACCGGATCAAAGCCATCCTCATCTGCACCGGATGCGGCAAAATGGTATCGGTGTCCGGTGATATCGACAGGGTTTCGGATGTGACATATACCGAAACAGTCCGATTGGCCCAAGACGAATCGGAGGACTGCGAATGAAACTTCCATTCAAAGTCCATTTCGAAATGCAACCAACCATTGTAAAGAATAAGGAGAAAATCATGTCTGATAATGAGACCACTCAGATCCTCGATGCGAACGAAGTCATCGATCAATCCAAATCCACGCTCAAGGATGTCGTGCTCGATCATCCGACATATCTGGCTTTGGCCGGCCTTGGCATTTTCGCCATCGGGTATCAGCTCGGACGTAACCAGGGTGTTAACTCGTTGCTGAAGTTCGCGATGAGCAACTGATGTTATATTTACTCATAGGTGCCGTATTGGTTATGATTTTCGCAGCGTGGTTCCCGTTGTGGTGGGATGATCATTTGTAACGCGAAACAGACATGGTCTTTAATGAGAATATTAATTCGCATTAAAGGAGTTAATCATGACCGATATTTACGTCAAGCCCGTCATCATCGACGTTGAAACTGGAGACATCATCGATAATGATTCATTTGACACCAAAATGTTGTTGAGCTTATACAAGCTCGGCTACGATTTTCAAGCCGAACGATTCAACGAACACATTGATTCGTGGAACGAAGAGTTTGAACGTCTTCATCCAGACATGTATAATGATCTGCATGATCCCGTCAAACAGGAGTTCTACAACGATTTTATCGTTGAACGTTGGCAGAAGATCATAGACGATTTTAATAATATAGCATCAACGTTCGTTAAGGATGCCAAACTATTTATCGAGGATCTCTGTGTCAAGTTGAATGATGGCAAAGGCCATATCATCGAATTGAGAACCGTTAATCCAAATTAGTAATCAACAAAAGACCGAGTCGCACATGCGGCTTGGTCTTTGTCTGTTTGGCTATATTCGCGAAACAGACATGCCCCTTAATGAGAACCATCAAAGAAAGGAATCAACATGTCTGTTGATATTTGCCAAGCTATCGCTGATTTCATTCTCATCACGATTGTCGTGCTGGGGATCGAAGCAGGAATCCAAGATCGTATCAAGCATAAGGATATGACCTGGTTTACCTGGATCGGTCGCCACTGGAATAATCGTAAGGAGAAGAAAGCAGCCAACAAACTAACAAAGAAACAAGACATCAACGAAACCATTTTCGCTGAGAAGTAATCATAAGCCTGAGTCGCACATGCGGCTTTGGCTTTGCATTTAAACAAAAGGAGATTATCATGCCAGTCAACATCATCAAGCGCCCGAACGGTGACGTCAACAAGGTCGAATGCGAGAACGTTCGTCTGATCTGGACGAATTTCGCAGGCCGTGAAGGCAAGTACAATCCGGCCGGCAACCGCAACTTCAACATCGTTCTCGAAGAATCCGATGCCAAAATGCTTCAGGACCTTGGCCTGAACGTCAAGTTCCATGAGGGTCGTGATGAAAACGATCCGGGCATCTACACGCTTCAGGTGAAGATCAACTTCAAGTCCTACAATCCTCCGGAGATCTGGATGAAGAATTCTCACGGCAACGCCCAGTTGGATGAGGATTCCGTCAAGATGCTCGATCCGCTGGTGTCCGCCGACGCCGTGACCGAGTCGTGGCTGAGCTTCAATCTGAACCATTACGAGCAGTTCACCACCGCATATTTGCAGAAGCTGCTGGTGACGGTTCAGGAATCAGATTATGAGGCTCGGTTCTTCGACGAACCGGATTCCGCCATGAACACCATGACATTTCACAAGGTTGAGAAGGACTGATCATGTCATACGATAATCGAACCCCAAGGCCTGGCGTCTTGAAGGTCTGCATCTATTCCATCCTCACCGGAGGATTATATTTCTTCTGGTGGTTCGTCAAGACATTGTCCGGCGGATACCGCTGACATGACATCGCGACAGGTATGGGCCGTCATCGGCCTGTACCCGTCCTTTATTTTTGAAAGGTATACTCATGATTGATTTTGACACTCTCGATGGCGAGAAACTCATCGATCAGGCATCCAAGCAACATGCCGATGTCTGCAAAGCCTCGGCACAGATCGCATCTCGATACGCGGATATCTCGGATCTGGTCAAAGGCAAGCATGTCGATATGAGCGCGGAGCATCTCGAACGATACAAGTATCCGACGGTGTATTTAGACCCGGATCGTATGGAAGAGATCGAAGATGCTCACGGCAATCCGGTGATTCATATCTGGATGGAGTGCATGGATTGCACTGCCAGCGGTTTCATCGACATCAAGGATCAGGAGGAATTCCATGATAGCAAGCATCGCCCGGAACCTGCCAAGTCGC